GGAAATTGCGTATTTGCTGACATTGATTGACGACCCGACGGGCGTATCAATGTACGTTGATAAGTTATCTGCCATTTCGGGCAAAAAGGGCTTTTGGAAGGAGGCTATCAATGCGGAGAAGAAACGCATCGAGGAGGAAGAGAAACGAGAACGAGGGGAGGCGGTGGACGACCTTTATAAACGTTTTGGCTTTTATGTGGAACAGGGCAAGTACTTCTCTATCACGGAGAAAGGAAATGTCTATGAGTGGTCAAACTTTACAATGGAACCGCTTTTTCATATTAAGGATAATCTCAATCCGAAACGTTTGTACATGCTGACAAACGAGCTACACATGAAGGTGTTGATTGAACTCAACCAAGAGGACTTGGTGAGCATTTCTAAGTTTAAGCAGAAGATCGAAGGGCAAGGCAACTTTATTTGGAAAGCTACGGAACGTGAGCTTACCAAACTCAAATCGTTTCTCTATGAGAAAACGGAAACGGCTTCGCAAATCAAGCAGATGGGCTGGCAACGTGAGGGCTTTTATGCTTTTGGCAATGGAGTGTTCTTCAAGAATAAGTTTTACACGGCTGATGATTATGGCATTGTGCGTTTGCCCGACTTGGGCAATTACTACTTGCCTTCTTCATCGAAGATATACAAAGATGATGCCCGGCTTTTCACGTTTGAAAAGCAGTTCGTGCATCTCAACTACTCTTCCGTTACGCTGGAAGAGTTTACCACACAACTTTTCAAGGTGTTTGGCGATAATGGACGGATAGGCTTCGCGTTCTATCTCGCTACCCTATTCCGTGATGTGGTCACAAATGCTTCGGCTGAGCATTGGTTCCCGATACTCAATCTCTTTGGCCCGAAAGGTAGTGGTAAGTCGGAATTGGGACATACGCTTTTATCGTTGTTCACGATAGCGTATAAAGCTCCGAATATTCAAAACTCTACAATCTCTGCCCTCAATGATACAGTGGCAGCTTCGGCAAATGCCTTAGCGCACATTGATGAGTATAAGAATGACCTCGATCCCAAGGTCATTGAGTTCTTGAAGGGCCTGTGGGACGGCACGGGACGTAGCCGTATGAACATGGATTTGGACAAGAAGAAGGAGGTGACAGCCGTAGACGCTGGCATTATCTTGTCAGGACAAGAGATGCCCACGGCTGATATTGCGCTCTTTTCGCGATTGATATTCTTGCAGTTTCCGCGTTCCACGTTCACGCAAGAAGAAAAGAAGAATTATATGCGCCTCATGGAGATGCGTTCGGGTGGTTTGACACACCTCACCATCGCTCTCCTCAAATACCGCAAGCGGTTTGAGGAGCGTTTTACGGGTACGCTCAAAGAGGTACGCAAGCAGGTGGGTGTCGCTTTGCAAGGCAAGCAATGCGAGGACCGCATTGTAAATAATTGGTGTGTGCCGTTGGCGGCATTGCGTGTACTGCAAGATGCAGTTTCTACGCTGGCTTACGATGACCTTTTCAAGATTGTCATCGAAGGTATTCTCAAACAGAATGCGGAGTGTAAGACGAATGGTGAGCTGGGCAGCTTTTGGAATGTGGTGCAGTATCTCGCGAGTGAGGGTATCATCAATGATACGGGCGATTTTGTCATTCGCTACCTCACCAAACTCAAAACGGACATAGTAGATACTTCTTGGCTGGATAAACGGGCGGTGTTGTACATGCAGACTTCGCGTATCTTCAATCTTTATCGCAAGGAGGGACGCAAGACGGACGAGAAAACCTTGCCCACTGATGCGCTCAAATACTACCTTGCCAACAGTGCTGCTTATCTCGGTCAGAAGGTGGTGCGCTTTATAGTGTTCCGCAATGGCTACCCTGTATTGGATTCTGCCAAACAAGACAAGCATGGCAACCCGGCTAAACTCTCTCAATCGGCACGCAGCTATTGCTTTGACTACCAGAAATTGGTGGATCAGTTCGGCATCAATCTGATTACAGGTGATTCGGACGATGAAGAGGAATAGTCAGCGGAATTTTTCGTTTATTACAAAAGGCACGGAGCTTTCACCCCGCTTCCGTGTTTTTTTTGTGTTTTAGTGGTACATGACCATCGCAAAAGGTGTAGTCCGTCCAAATCCCATGCACAGCGTGCGTAATCGAAGGAGAGAATGCCCATCATGCTTTCCAAATCGTAGCACGGAACAATGGTATCGGCAAAATCCTCCTCCGTCTCAAATTTTCCTTTATGCGTGGCGAGGGCGAAAAATCGTTGTAACATTTGTAACATTTGTAACACTCTCATTTTCAGACATCTTACAGTATTCTTTTCTTGTAATCGAATGTAATTTCTTGTAACATTTCTCTCAATACCATACTTCGAGGAAGCCTTTTCATCTTAAAAGCGGTGGCGGGACCCTCTTCATCATCATGCAGCAGGGCGGTTTTATGAACTCCTCGCAGCTGTCGAACGCTTCCCTCTTTAGCCCAGCCAAGCCCCTTATCGGAATTGTTGTTCTTCTTGTACATGCCTTTCATGGGGGGCTGAACCCACAGGCATTCAACGAGGTAAGCCTGCATTCATGGAGCGCTCTGCCGAACCTAACTTTAATGTTTGGGCTTCTGTGGTGTTGTGTCCATTTCTTGATTTGAATGTTTACCCGTGACGGCCTACGGGCGGAGAGATTTTTCCTGATGCAAAGGTAATGCGAGCGTGAACGGACAAGTACCGCGTTGCTATGGCTGCACAAAAAATCCGACAACTTTCCTTCTTTTTCCTCGTGCCTCACAAAAAGGAGGTATTTCAGATTTTTTCTTTGCCATTACTTGCTCCTGTGTTCACTTCCTCTCGCATTCTTTTCGCATCGTAAAAAGTCCTCACCCGGAGGACATCACTTAAAGTTTCACATTCAAATTCTATCAAGAAATGGACACTACAAACACCACATCAGCTCTTCAAACATTAAAGTTAGGCTCAGCAGAGCGCGAAGAAAAATTGCAGCCTTACCTCGTTGAACACCTATGGGATCAGCCTGCTGTTTATTGCGGCACGTACAAGAAGTACAACAATGGCTCATTGGACGGAGCTTGGCTGGATCTGGAAGCATTCGACAGCTACGATGAGTTCCTTGAAATATGTGCCCTGCTGCACGATGACGAAGAGGATCCCGAGTTCATGTTTCAAGATTATCAAGGCTTTCCCCGAGAATGGTATTGCGAGAGCTGCCCAGGGGAAGATACATTCGACAAGATTATAGAATACTGCCAGTTGTCTGAAAATGAGCGCGAGGTTTACGATGCTTACTACGAATGTACAGGTGATGATTCTTTCGTCCACGCCAAAGATCGCTACATGGGAAAATTTGATTCGGAGGAAGATTTTGCCGAGATGTACGTCAATGAGTGCTACAATTTAGAGCGCATAATGGGTGATCTCTCCCCTTATTTCGATTACGAAGGCTATGCAAGGTATTTGTTCTCGTCGAGCTACACCTTCTGCGATGGTTATGTCTTCAACAATTACTAAAAACACGGGAGCGGGGTGAAAGCCCCGTTCCTTTTGAGACCCTCTCTTGATACTCTTTTGAATTGTCTTACGGGGGAAGCTATTAACCAACCAACTAAATAAGTTTAATTACTTAATACATACATAGAAATACTTGATATACATCATCTTCAGTACAGCCTAAAAGGTGTATATTTGCAGCATTTCAAACTACCCAACTGTACTTCATGAGTGACTATCTTGTCTACATAAAAATGCCATCGTATTTGCGCCAATGGTTCGTTCACCGTCACAGCGGTTCCGAGCCAGTGGTGCTCAGGCAAGGTAGCATAGAGTCGAAGTTGATAAAGTTGGCACAAAGCCGCCAGCCCGACGACTTCTTTCCTCCGCTTCAAAAGGAGGACGAGGTGGCTATTTGCATTCCTTACTCCAAGGCACGCGACCCACGTACCTACAACTATATCTCTCCCACGGGCAAGAAGGCATTGCTTGACAACATCAAGAATGCTTTTGCCGTGGATTGCTGGAACTTCCTGCATGATTTCGGGCATATCGGTCAGCAACAAAAGGAACTGATCTATTTGTATATGGAGCAAAGGGGCATCAAGGAGGACGGCACTTGTTGGGACAGCATTGCGAAGGCTTATCAGCGACTTCGCAAGAACTACCTCTCAAACGAGAGTAGAAAAAGAACCCGACAACAGCAAGCTGAAAAGTCACAAGCAGAAAGCCAAGAGTTTGTAGAACATAATTGTTAATACCGAAGTTAGACATGAACAGATTGCCGGGTATCAGCCATATTGCATACGTATCGGCTGAAGCTCTCACACCGCACATCACCTTGCAGGCGATAGCGAAGGTGCCAGTGGGCATCTTTGCTCGGCTTTCTTTTGTTCCGTTCAACAAGCGCACTGCGCTTTGTGAAACGGAAACGGAGTTTGACAATAACAGCACGCTCGAAACGGCTACGCTGACTTTCTATTCTCCCGAAAACTTGCCATCGGGCAATCTTTGCTTTGTGGTGACAAGTGTGAATGGAGAGCAATATCTCATCGGAACAAAGGAGGCGCCTTTCCCTTTTGTTAAAAAGGAACAAACCACAGGGTTGCCTGATGGTGACGCTAACACCGCAAAATATACGGTTTCCTACTCAAATCGAGTGGCTTTGATACCGATTTCGAGCTAAAATCCCTTGATTTTGTAACTTTTTGGGGGTATTTGTAACAGCGAGTAACTTTTTAGCGTTTTCAGAACGCTTGAAAATCAAGTAGTTGCGAAAAAGTTACAGATGTTACAAATGTTACAACGAAAAAGGTCTCGCGCGAGCGCGAAACAAAAATTTCTCTGACGCAACATTTTTATAAATTTATACTTTTGAACGATGGGCAGGTGCAGCCGTGAGGTTCCACCTGTCTTTTTTGCTTTTTATATGTGCGTATATCTTTGCCTTATAAATCACACGCGATTATGGCAAAGAACAAATACCAACTTCATTTGAAAGGCTATGTGGGCAGCTGGGACTTTGATGCTGACTACGTGGACTATATTTTGGGCAAAAACCCCGACAAGGAGGTGGCGGTGCTGATTGACAGTCCAGGCGGACAGCTCAACACGGCATTGAGTATCTCTTCTGCTTTCAAGCGGCATGGCAATGTCCATGCGCACTTTGTGGGCATGAACGCGAGTGCTGCCACCATCGCTTCGATGGGTGCCAAGCACATCACCATGGACAAGTCTGCCATGTATCTTGTGCATCAATGTGCGCTTCCATTTTTTGAGTATGGCAATCTCAATGCCACGGGCATGAGCCAGCTCATTGAAAGTCTCGGCAAAGCCAAGACGGATTTGGAAAAGATGGACGCAAATGTGGCTACGATGTATGCCACACGCTGCAAGAAAGAGCCAAAGGCTTTGCTTGACCTCATGAAGGTGGGCGGCTGGCTCACCGCACAAGAGGCTCTGGATTGGGGCTTTGTAGATGAGCTGACAGAGTTCGAGGACGAAACAGCTCCTGTACTCACGGCTTCTCTCGCTGCCGATTTTCAGGCGAATGGCATTCCGCTACCGAACGTCCCTAAGAGCAAGTCGGAAGAAACGTTCTTCCAAAAGATGGCGCAAGCGCTTGCTGCCGTTTTCAAACCAACACAAGTAAACAATCAACAAACCCCGAAACCTATGAACAAGGTCTATAAAAACATTTGCAAGTTTCTTGCTTGCGAGCACTTTTCCGTAGAAGAAGGAAAGGTGACGCTCACCGAGGAACAGATGGATAACATCGAATGCTCCTTGCAAGCTAACCACGACATGATAGCGGAGCTATCTATCAAGGTGAAGAATGCAGAGGACGAGAACAAAAAGCTCACCGAGAAGAACAAGTCGCTCGATGAAGCGAACAAGACGCTCGAAGCGAAAGTGGCCAACCTCCCTGCTGCATCAACCACCGCCATAGTAGATGACAAGAAGCATGAGGACCACGAACCCACGGCTTACGAGCAGTTCATCAATGCTGGCGAAACGGCACGCAAACTTTATGACAGTTTGCCATAGTAATCTTATAACCTCATAACCTTAAAACTCCAAACTAACATTATAACCTCAAAACTTAAAACTCATTCCCATGGCTGGAAAATTCTCTTTCACCCTACAAGAATATAAGGACGCGGCACGCAAGTACCGCTCCGACTTCCTGCGCTTGCCGATTATCGGCTGCGAGGAAACGCTCAAATTCATGACAGGTCGCCCTGGTATTCGCTACAAGGAAAGTGTGGGTACGCTCACCGCTGGGGCGCAGTTCGCTCCTTACAAGCCCTCTCGCAAGACAGATGCCAACTTGAAGTTGGACTACCGCACCTTGGAAACGTTCTTCGGTTCGGTAGTGGCTAATTTTGAACCTAACTCGGCCATCTCTACCTTGCTTGGCACAGGTGCCACCAAGGGAGACGGACAGAAGTCTACTCCCACAGCTCGCGAGGTGCTGGGACTGATTGCCAAGTCGCTCTCTGAAAACCTGAACATGGCGATTTGGAAAGGTACTCGCAATGCGGATGGTGATACCACAATGGACCTTTTCGATGGTTTTGATACCATCACGCAAAAGGAAGTCACTGCGGGTACGATTGCTGCGGAGCATGGCAATTATCTGAAACTGGACAAGGCGATCACGGAAGCCAACGCGGTTGATGTGGCAAAAAAGATTCTCTTCTCGCTCGATCCGCGTTTGCGCTCACAGGAACTTTTCCTGTATTGCTCGCAGGAGTTCGTAGATATGTACAACGAGGCGTATCTTCTCACGCACTCGGCTATTCCGTACAACACGAAGTACAACCAACCCACGGTGGAGGGTTCTAATGGCAAACTCACTTTCTGCCCGTTGTGGAACAAGTCGGACTCGAAGTTCATGCACGTGTCACCCAAAATCAACATGCTTTATGGCTATGACCAGATGGGCGACATCGAAAGTGTCGATGTGGAACGCTTTGAGCCGTTTGTGCTTTCTTACATTGCCACCATGTTCTTTGGCGTGCAGTTCGAGAGCATTGACAAGCGACGCTTGAAGATTATTGAACTGGCTGAACAAGGTTGATAATCAGTGGAGAAAGGTGGGCGCGGTGGTAATTTATCTTGATTGTCACCTCGCGCTTGCCTGCTATCCAGACTAAATATTTTCAGAAAAATGGCAAAGACTTGCACATCTCTTCAAAAGTCGCTCGGCTGGTGCCAAGGCACGCCTGAGCTTCCCGGCGTTCGCCGCCGTATCTATTATACTTCCAAGGGCGACATTGCCCAATGGCCCACACTTCCACGTGACGAGAACGGACGGGTAACTGCTGCCACGTACACGGGCAGTTTTACCCTAAAGGCTGATGCCAAATGGAAGTATATCGACATTCTGCCCGAAAAGTCGCAACTCACCTCTGAGGCACAGGGCGAGTTGCCCAGTCAGACGCAGTTGAACAAGCTGACTGCTGTTCACCCTGGGGTGGGCGCAGAGGCAAGTGCCGCTGCTGCTTATCTCAACAACAATGACAATGTGTTTCTTGTAGAAGATATGAAAGGCAAATACCGCGTAGTGGGATCTGAAGCCTGGACTACCAAGACTACGGTGGCACAGGACCTTGGACAGGGTGCCACTGGTACCACAAGCACCACTATTGCGGTAGAAGCTACGGACGAATGTCCTGCGCCTTTCTACGAGGGTACTATCACAACGGAAGAAGGTGACATCGAAGCTGCTTAGTCAGTTTGTAGTTTTGAGGTTATAAGGTTATAAAGTTTGTTCTTGGGAACAAAAGGTAATCTTATAACCTCATAACCTTAAAACCCAAAACTTAATATGATTGATTTGGGGGAAATCTTAGAAGAGATCAACGTCCCAGACCTTTCGTGTCCGCTTGCTTTACAAAGCAATACGGACAATCCGAAAGAGAAGGATCTCTTTGCGGAACAGAAAAGGCATGCTTGGGACAAGTCGGTCGAAGCGCGTTGCGACTTCTCCCGTAAGGTCCGAATCACGCGAAGGGCTGATGTATTCTTTATCTCGCTTTGGCAGAAGTCACTCTATGGGCGCACATTAACCGATATAAAGGGCGATGACAATATGGTGGACTTCTTTGCGGAGAATGTGGCTCCGCTCATTGCCGACATTTTGGGCAATGAACTAAAGCAGGGTAATTGGTGTATTGTCACCACGCCCAAGCGTAGGCACTTGGTCAAGAACTTTGCCACACGAATAAGTGAGAAAATAGCAGCTCTGCTATCCATTCCCTTTTACGAAGATGTGGCGCATTGCCATAGCAAGAAGCGCATTGGGGCGGTGTTCTCGCTCAACGTGTTGCCACGTGAGCAGAACTGCATCGTGTTTGATGATTTTGTGACCACTGGCTCTACATTGAAAGCAATGAAAAACCTTTTACTTGAACATCACAAGAATTGTGTGTTCTTCACGGGCATCAACAATAAGTTGTGATGCTGACTTTATAACCTCATAACCTCCAAACTTAAAACAACACCTCTTATGGACAAAGAATTTACCAATAAATTACAAACATGGCTCTCCCTGCCTCGCGAGGATCGCGATTGGGACGAGGGCGCATTGATGCTCCTGCAACTGACAGGCAACAAAATCATGTATCGCAACCTCAGTGTGAACCCTGAGGGCAAGGCTAACTTCATTGAAGGCAAACTCCAGCAATACTTGGAGTTCCGCTTGGCGGAATTGACGCATGAACAGGTTAAGGAGATGCAGCACGCTGTCGAGGAGATAGTAAAAGAGCATACCGAGTTCAAGAGCGATGACAATGAGGCAAAGAATTTCAAAGCTGGTAAGCGAGCTGACCATGACACGCTGCCCGAAGAAATCCAGACTCTCTATGTCGAGAACCTTGATTTGGTGCATCGTATGCGTGAACTCCATTTGAAGCTCCGCACGATGAGCACGACGGACTCCACTTGTGCGGACTCCGACCGTTATCCTTTCCTCAAAGAATTTATCAAATTGGATAAAAAGCTGCACGACAATTGGAACATTTATGACCATTTCGTGACAAAGGCAGAAACGGCAGAAAGTGCAGAAGAGGCAGAAGCGAAACCTAAGGCGAAGAAAAGCAAGAAGGCATGAAACGCTCGGCATCGATCTCTGACTATTTGAAACCATTGGCAGATACGCCCAACCAGGCGTATCTCACCAATGCTTTGCAGGTGGCAGATGTCTTGGAGTGGATTTTGTCGCAGGTGGGGAAGTCGAAGGTATGGCAAACTTCGTTTTCCATTTCGGAAGAGTTCTTGCGTAGACTTTTCTTTATCGAAAAGGGAGGCAAGGTGTTGGAGTTCAACTTGGTGTTGGATCACAAGGCTACGAACAAGACCTTGAAACTCTGGTCGTTCATCTGCCAAGTGATGAAACGTACCTATCTCGCGGATAATCACTCGAAGATCTTGCTGGTGGAGAGTGAAGCAGGTGACACCATTTCGGTAGTCACCTCGCAGAACTTGACCCGAGGCAACCGCCACGAGTCTACGTTTATCTCTACCGACAAGGCTATCTTCGCTGCCTTGCACGGACAGGTGACGGACTTGATACGTAACCATTCTGTGCCACTGAATGACCTGTTTGCACAGAGGCTCACGCAGAACGGAGCGAATGATTAAACGCTCTCCCGTTACTGAAAATTCTACCTCCCGTAACAGATTTTTCTATCCCCTATAACAAGAAAAGCTATCCTATGGACTACACCGAAGAACAACTTACCCAAATCGAACAATACGCTTCCATCTATCTTAAAATCTCTGATATGGCGGTCATTCTCGGCATATCGGCAACCCTGCTTCGCGAGGATATTGCCGACAAGAGCACGGAGGTATCAAGGCGATACCACCGTGGCAAGGCGGCTTCGCGTGTGAAACTGCTGCATCAGGAGATGCAGCTGGCTTATGTGGGTTCTCCGCTTGCCTTGGAGAATACACGCAACAATTTGTTGGACATGGAAGATGATGAATAACTATGAGCTTACCGAACATTGTAGAGGCGGCTAAAGCCGACCTCTATACTGCCAAAGAGAAACTTTTGCAGAAATACGCACAATCGCAGGTGGAGCACCTGCTTCGATTGCGCGATATGGTCACTTGGTCTATTGCCAATCCCGATGCCAAGGACCGCCAGTTTGTGGACGAGGAGCGAACCCGTTACGGGTTGTCGCTTGTTACTGCGTATGCGGACTTGAAAATCGTGAAAGCCATTCTGCCTAATATGGGGGAAGCTTCACGTGATTTTCATCGATGGCGCTACAACGAGATGATCCTTGAAACGTACCAGATGGCGAAGAAACGCAAGGACACAAAGACGATGGAAAAGGCGGCTACGAGCTATGCCAAGTTTAACCGCATTGACATTGAGGACGAGCAGAGTGTGCCGTACCACATGATTGTGGTGCAGCCTTTCTTTCCCACCACCGACCCGCGTGTGGTGGGCATCAATCCTGTGCCGAACATTGATGAACGTATTCGCAAACTCACACGTGAACTTTCTGATACGCACCCCGATACGGAGAATGTGGAATATGAAGAGGCGGATTTGCCACTCGATGAAATCTTTAAGGAGGAAGATGATGGACAAGGAGAAGAATAGTGTGGATACGTCATTATGGGACGAAGAAAGCAAGGCACACGCTAACCGCGTGTACTTCAACAAACCGCAGCTCTTGACACAATACATCGGTGCCAAAACCACCGTGATTGTGGCTGGGCGACGCACGGGCAAGACGGACTCCATCGCCTCGCCTTTTGTGCTGCGCAATATGCAACGCATGCCGGGAAGCACGGGAGGAATTGTGGTGCCTACTTTCAAGCATGGACTAACCAACACGCTTCCCGGTCTGTTTGCTGCTTGGAAAAGGTGGGGATACATCAAAGGTGTGCATTATGTGGTGGGACGCAAACCACCGCGCTCTTTCTCTAAGCCTATCACGGAACCTGCGGATTATGAGCATGTGGTGACTTTCTATAATGGCTCTGTTGCCATTATCATTAGCCAAGACCGCCCTGGCTCGTCGAACTCGCTCACGCTTTCTTGGCTCCTCATTGATGAAGCGAAGTTTATTGATTATGACAAACTGAAGGATGAGACGCTGCCTGCCAATGGCGGCATTCGTTCTTACTTCGGGCATCACTCGTTCAATCATTCGATGATGGTTTTGAGTGATATGCCTCAGACCACGAAGGGTTCGTGGTTCCTGCACTATGAGCAGAAGATGGATAAGGAGTTGATTGATACCATCAAAGGCACTATCTACAAGATTTGGCAGACAAAACAGCGAATTGCTGATTTGAAAGCGGCACATCAAGCTGTGCCTGCTTACTTGCCGAGCTATCTAAAGTGGCTCGACCAATCGCTGAACAAAATGCGCAGTGTGGCAGTGTATTACAAGGAATACTCCACCCTCGAGAACTTGCAGTTGCTCGGGGAGGAGTATATCCGTCAGATGAAGCGCGACCTTACACCCAAAACGTTTCAGACGTCTATTCTCTGTCAGAAGATTGGTATCTCGCACGATGGTTTCTACTCTTCTATGCAGGAGTGGCACAAGTATGATGCTTCGGATTTTGGGTACTTAGATAGTTTGGGCTATGACCGCATTATCGAAGAGGCACAGCAGGAGCGGTATTCCATACGCTCGCTGAGCAACTTTTCCTCGCTTCACTCGTCCTTGGATTGTCGCACTGATGCGGATCTCGACCCAATGGCTCCACTCTGTATTGGCATGGACTACAATGCCAATATCAACTGGATTGTGTGCGGTCAGCCTCGCGGCAACCGCCTTAATGTGCTCAAATCTTTTTACGTAAAGTTTGAGCGCAAGATTCCTGCGCTCATTGCAGACTTCTGCACATACTATGCGCCTCATGCCAACCACAGTGTCATCTATTACTATGATGCCACCGCTCTTGGCTCGAACTATGCTGTGAACGACCAAGACTTTCATTGGGTGGTGGTACATGAATTTGAACGTCATGGCTGGAGCGTGCAAGATGTGTATTTGGGCAACCCTATGCGACATGATGAAAAGTACTTGCTCATCAACCAAGGATTTTCAGGCAAGCAACGCTTGATGCCTTACTTCAACCGCCAGAACAATGATGACCTTATTCTTGCGGTGCAATCGGCTGGCGTGGAACGTGGAAGAAATGGCTTCCGCAAGAATAAGTCCACAGAGAAAAATCCTGAATCGGAGGAGGACCTTTTGCAGCATCGTACCGATGGCACGGATGCTTTTGATACGCTGTATATTGGGTGTGAAAAGTTCCCGCAGCATGATTTTTATGGCGTTGCGGTGGGTGGAGTGAGATAGTCTGACATTTTTTATGTTAATGTTTGTATAAACGGGGGGGGTAATTGAATTTGTTGTACTTTTGAAGCGTTCAAGTATTAACAATTAGAAGTTGCGCCCGACACGTATTAGGGATTTCAAAATGAAACGTTTATTATTTTTTCTTGGCTTGACGTTTGTTGTGTGTGCTTCATACGCACAAAGTCAAGTTCTCCAACTACCCGATTTCAAAGGGAAAAAAGCAGTTTGGATTGTACGAGGTGGCTTAGGTCTCAATGGTGTTGCTGGTTCTTACAAAGAAACTCAACAGAAGGTTTGGGAACATAGCGATTATGAAGGCAGTTTCAAATCTAATCCAAGCTATGATTTCTCTATCGGATTCAACAAATCCTTTGGTTCTCACCCTTTATATTGGGGCATGGAACTCGGATTCGGAACAAGAGGCTATAAAAGCACATCTTCTTGGGAGTATTCAGGGACAAATACAGTAGGTCATGGCACTGACTATCATGGTAAGTGGAACACAGACAAACTCATTTGCCACACTGTAAAATTGTCTCCTTTCACCATTGGCTACAAGTATACATTCTGCAAGAACATGGCAGCAGATATTCACTTAGGTGCTTATGCAAGCTATGACATTGCAGGTAAACTGAAGACTGAAGCACGTGATAAAATTGTTTCAACATCTATCTATGGCAATCGCAATAAGGATGTTACAACGTCTAATAGCACAAAAATCGGTGACATTGATGGCATGAAGAACTACGATGCTGGTATTAATTTAGGTATTGGCTACTGGTTCGGACGCTTTAACGTTGATTTTACTTGGCAAAGAGGCTTCATTGCCATTTATGATGGTGGAAGTGACAAAGTAAAAGTTGGAAAAGAGACTCTTGAAAGAGGAAACCTTTACACCAATAATTTCCAAATCAAACTTGGTTACGCATTCTAACTAATGATATAATCTGAAGTATTCAAGCCCTAAGGTTTACGTAATACTTCAGATTATACTTTACGTAGAAAGGTTCAAATGTAACAATATAAATAGGAAACATATGAAACGCTTTATATCAATATTTCTTGTGTCGTTGCTTGCTTTTACATATAGCAGTAATGTTCAAGCTCAGTTCTTCTTTGGACCTGGTTCTAGTGTAGAAGATGCAGGAAGAGCTGGCAGAGGTGATGGCCTTTGCATCAGAGCTATGGGATATATGTCCAATTGCGATTATGCTAATGCTTACAATTGCTACTATGAAGCTTTTAGTGAGTGTAATAGTGCACAAGGAGCACTTGGACTTGGCATTATATATGAATATGGATTAGGTCGTAAAATCAACCGCGATAAAGCGTGGTATTACTATCGTTGGGCAAGAGATCATGGAAATTATGAGGCAAAAGGTTTTATCGATAGAATTAATAAAAATGGGTTTGTAACATCTCAGCAAGCGGAAAAAATAAAAGCGAACATGAAAGCTAAAGCTCAGATGTCTAATGCAGGAGGTGGCTATTACAGTGTACCTAATTACAACTCAGGTTCTTCAGGGTCATCTAGCCGAAGCTATGCGAGAACTTGTTCTGCATGTGGAGGCACTGGAGCATGTAAGGCATGCTCTGGAAATGGCTATTGGAGAGATCATGATAATAAAGTATATCAGTGTCTTTCATGTCACGGTGGTCGTTGTGGTGTATGTTTTGGCAAAGGAAAAATTGAGCCGTAGAAGTACGTAACACCCTCATTCACCCCCCCAAGCCCACCCTTTCGGGCAATCCTTTCTTTCAGCCGCCGTGCGCATTGGCTCTCTTGCTGTGCGCATGGCGGCTTTTTCGTGCGCTTGGGTGTGGAGGAGTGGAAGAGGTGGGCTACATGGGTAGGGGCTATATGTGGGGCGGTGGCAAGCTCCTTGCTTCGGCAATCTCGTGACGTGGCAGAAGCATTATCGGATATGTTCTTGGTAGCCCCGTGCGCTTTGTCGGAAGGCAGAGCGCATAGCCTTGGACTTTTGCAGTATTCGCAGCATTGTCACCGCTCATTGATACGAGCCAGATGTGGGGGGCGTTTGCTCAGATTTTACCACTGGCAATGAGAATAAGATGGTCGCTTTCTCTCATTTTCTTAGATTTTAAGTGTGTGACGATGTGGATTTGAAGAGGTTGGTTTCGGTGAGATGTTCATCATGCAGTCAGCAGAGATTTTTGGCAATGGCAGCAGCTCCGGCATAGCTTGCCCCGACAAACATATTCGGCTCGCCTTCTTCGGTTCTCCATCACCACCTGACAGATGACGTGGGGTCGTCTCCTCTGCTACGATTTCCACTCCATTGACGCACTCGGAATGGGCAGTGTGTGTCA